ACACAGAGATAGTCGCTATCGTAGATGACAATGTTGGACGATCCGTTGGCTACCACGACAGCGAACTTAGCCGTGAGCGATCTAACGTAATGGAGTACTACACAGGCGCAAAGCCTAAACCTATCCATGACGGTAACTCTAAGTATGTGTCTTTAGATGTTTATGATGCAGTCGAGTCAATGAAGGCCGCACTTTTAGAAACATTCTCAGCAGGGAACAAGGTTGTACATTTTGCACCACAGAATGCTGATGATGTAAAAATGGCGGCTGTTTGCTCGGCTTACACTGACTATGTAGCCCACAGGCAAAACGATTTATATTCTGTTATGTCATCAGTTATACATGATGGACTTATAGCAAGAGCAGGGATAGCAAAGGTGTTCTGGCAAGAGCAATCTGAAACTGTTTCTGAATTCTTTGAGAACATATCTGAAGACGAGTTAGACATTCTTCTGTCAGAGCCAAATGTTGACTTAGGTGACTATGAGCAAGATGAGTTTGGTCTTTTCTCTGGAGAAATATTAGTCAACAGGGATACAAGCCAAGTCATTGTTGAGAACATTGCACCAGAAGAATTCCTAATTGAATCACAGCCAAAGTCTCTGGATAGCGCGTTGTTTTGCGCCCATAGAACAAAGAAAACTTTGTCTGACTTACGGCTTGATGGTTACCCAGAAAAACTGATTAATAAAATAGGTGATCACTCTGATGTCACAATGGGAACTGACTTAGAAGTCTTATCTAGACATGACACTATCAATAATGACAGAGGGTTTAATGCCCACGGATACCAAGACCAAGTAAGAGAAGTCTTAGTCTATGAAATCTACATGGAACTGGATTGCGAAGGGACGGGAGTTGCAGAACTCTATAAGATAATAAAAGCCGGAAATGTGCTTCTCGATAAAGAGAAGGTAAATAGAAAACCATTTGTTACGTTTGTTCCGCTTCCGATCCCTCACGCTTTTTACGGTAATAACTTTGCTGACAAGCTAGTTGCCACACAGAATGCTAGAACAGTACTCACACGTTCTATCCTTGATCACGCAATGATTACAAATAACCCTAGATACACTGTATTGAAGGGTGGTCTTAGCAATCCTAGAGAGCTTATTGATAACAGAGTAGGCGGCTTAGTCAATATAACTAGACCTGATGCTATTGCACCAATGATGCAAAGCCCTCTAAACCCATTTACGTTCCAAACAATACAAATGTTGGACGAGAACAAAGAGGACACTACTGGTGTTAGTAGGCTGTCTCAAGGTTTAAACAAAGATGCTATAAGCAAGCAAAATAGTGCGGCTATGGTCGAGCAGTTAGCCACTATGTCTCAGCAACGTCAAAAAATCATTGCGCGTAACTTTGCTAATCAATTCCTTAAGCCTTTGTATCAGACTATCTATCAGCTATGTATTGAAAATGAAGCCGAACAAAAGATAGTAGAGATCAGTGGTGAGTATGTACAGATTAACCCAAGTGATTGGGCTGACAAAAGAGATGTAACAGTGGAGCTTGCCCTTGGCTACGGTGAGCAAGATCGTGAAGCTCAAAAGTACATTGGTATGCACCAGACATTCCAATCTGATCCTGCTCTACAAAAGATGTACACCCCCCAGAATCAATACCAGCTTATATCCAAGGTAATGGAACTCTCAGGTATTAAAAATGTAGCTGAATACTTGACTAGCCCAGATCAATTGCCACCAGAGCAACCTGATCCGGCACAGGAACTTCAGTTAGAAATGATGAAGAAACAGCTTGAAGTCCAAGAGCGTCAAACTGCACTTGGAGAGATGAAAGCTCAAATGGATGTACAAAATGCTCAAATGAAGATAGAGCTTGAAAAGATGAAGGCAGAGAACACCTTTGCTATTCAAAGTGACAATGTTGATCTCAAAGAAGCTCAACTTAACCATAAGAAAGTAATTGATAGTGCTGAACTTGTCCTTGCTCAACAGGCAGACGAGATAACGGCTATCGCAAGCCCGAATGGATAACCCATTCACCAACCTAAGCCCTTGAAGGAGAGCTAAAATGAACGATGAACAATTGGTAAATTTAGGAACAGACGCAGAGACTTTGTTAAACACAGAGACTTTTACTAGGACTGTAAACATGATGGTAGATGCGACAGTACAAGCATTCTTGTCATCAGCACCCGATGAAGAAGACAAGCGTACTGAAGCCTACGGTCACTACAGAGCCATAGTTGATATCGTAAATACTCTACGTCAACAAGTAGAAGTACGAGATCAAATTGATGCTAAAGCTAACGAAGATCAAGCAGAAGAAAACGAAGTAATCACAACTGAAGAGGAGTAAGCACCATGTCCCAGGATAACGTGCAAAATACTTTTAACTCAGGTACTACCGCATTGGATATGGATAGTGCGGCAGAGGCCATTTTAGGTAACTGGAAAGACGCTGATGACAAAGATCAGCTATCTGAAGAAGGTAGTCTAGAGGCAACAGAGGAAACTACTGACGAGACTGAAGTAGAAGAATCTGTAGATGAAATAGAGGTAGATGAAGAAACTGAAGAAGAAGAAGCTGAGTCTGAAGAAGACCCTGACGAAGAAGACACTGAAGATGATGAAGAAGAAGATACAACAGAGGAAGAAGAAGTTAGTTTATCTGATGATACTGTTGTTGAACTTGTTGTTGACGGTGAAACTAAGCAGGCATCTTTGAAAGATCTTAAGCGTCTCTACGGTCAAGAAGCATCCCTCACTCGAAAGTCTCAAGAAACAGCAAACCAGAAAAAAGAAGCTACTGAAGCTCTGCAACGTGCAGATGCGTCATTACAAGCTATGCTTAAACGCGCCGAAGAACGCTACAAGCCATACGAAGAAGTCGATATGTTAGTTGCCTCACGGCAAATGAACCCCGATGACTTTGCGGCTTTACGTGCTGAAGCGAAAGCGGCAGAAAGCGATCTAAAGTTTCTCAAAGAAGAAGCTGATAGTTTCTATGGTGAACTGCAACAGAAACAAGTAGTGCGACAGCGTGAAAGCGCCAAGCAGTGCATTGAAGTTCTCCAAAGAGAGTTACCCGATTGGAATACTAATTTATACAATGACATTCGGAAACACGCTATTAGCAATGGCTTACCTGAAGATCAAGTTAATCAGTACACAGACCCTAATGTAATTATGCTTTTGCATAAGGCAATGATGTTTGACAAGTCTAAGAAGGTAGCTAAAACAAAGAAAGCTAATAAAGCACCTACAAAGATACTCCGAAGTAAGAAAGCACCGCCGACTAAAACTGATCAACGAATCAGCAAGCAGAAAGCCGCGCAAGAAAAACTTAGGAATAGCCCAAGTAGAGGTAATGACATAGATGATATTGCAGAAGCATTGATGGCTAACTGGGATGTTGGATAACCCTTTTAAATCTTTCTACAATAAGGAAATAAACTATGACTACCTTAGTCACTTACAACATGGTGGGAGTTGCGGAAGATGTATCCTCAACAATCGCCAACATTAGCCCATCGGCTACTCCATTCCAATCACTAGTCAAAAGCGAGAAAGTACACTCACGTACTTTTGAGTGGCTTGAAGACTCTCTACGTAGTGCGGCTAATACAGCGTTAGTAGAGGGAGCAGACAGCTCAATGACTGCTGTTGGACAACCTACAACTCGTTCTAACACAACTCAAATCGTTGGTGAATCATTCCAGGTATCTGCTACTTCTGATGCCGTTAAGACTCACGGTAGAGCGAAAGAAACTGCTTACAACCTCGCAAAAGTACTGAAGCAAGTTAAGCTCGATGTAGAAAAGTCTATGATCGGTGTTTCTCAAGCGGCTGTTGCAGGAAGTGCATCTGCGGCTCGTAAAATGGCATCTATTGACCAGCAGATCTCTACTACTGTAGATGCTGGATCAAACTCTACTGATGCTCTTACTGAAGCCAAGCTACTTGAGTTGGGACAGACTTGCTACACCAACGGTTCTGATCCTTCAGTACTAATGATCAAGCCTGCTGATTCTACTATCATTGCAGGATTTGCTTCTAGTTCAAACCGTCAAAGAGATTTGGCTGATGCTAAAACTTTAGTCAATTCTATTGACGTATTGGTAACAAGTTTTGGTACGTACAAGGTCATCCTTAATCGCCTAAATCTGGCTACTCATGCTTACCTCATTGATCCTTCAATGTTCAAGCAATGTGTACTACGTCCGTTTACACGTACGCTTTTAGCAAAATCCGGAGATAGCGATAAGCATATGGTAATCGGGGAAATTTCTGTGAAGCACTCTCAGTTTGGAGATAGCGGAATGATCACTGGACTTTCTTAAGTCCTAAGTAGTAATTGGGGGTGTTGCTAGAGATAAGGGTTTTGCTCTCCTTAACTTATCTTTAGCTTCACCCCCATTTTATTTTTAATAGGAGAAGCAAATGCAAGACAAACAAAACAAATTTTTCGATGTGCAAAATACTGTGCTATTTGATAATGACCCAAAGAATTTCACAATCAAACACTCACAGCACATCCCACAGTCTTTTCTAGAGAACATAAGAAACCAAAGAGATAACTCCCTTAATCAGAATGAAGGTGAGTTTATGCGTGTTGCCTCAGTGCCAGTGGCAGTCCATGAGCAGTGGCTACGAGAAGGTTTCGACATGATGAAAGAGACTCCCAAGGCGATACTTACACGCCTTAAGCAACAAGACCTTGATGCCTTTATCACAACCAAAAAACAGGTATAACCAATTATGAACTATGGAAGTATCAGAACTCATTTTAAAGCGGTGTTGAATCGCTCAGATATTACGGACGCACTTGCTGACACTTTCATTGATCAAGGCATTGCGAGAATCCAAAGAACACTTAGGATTCCATCAATGGAGGCAAAGCATACTTACAACATCTCCTCTTTAATTAATCAGGTAGTACTACCCTCTAACTTCTTAGAAGCCATAGATATTTACTACGATAACAGGGTACTAACTCGCATTCCTATGACAGAGATGCAACAGCTTAAGGATGCTAACCAAAGCGGAAACCCATTGTACTTTGCAAGAGAGCAGTCCTCCCTTTTGGTTTACCCTTATCCTACAAGTGGGAACTTAACACTTAATTACTACGCTCAATACCCAGAGATGACTACTGATTCTTCTGAGACACTTTTGTCACAGATTGCACCAGATTTAATTATCTATGCGTCTCTAACTTATGCATCTGACTACTATCTGGATGAGCGTACAGAAGTGTTTGAAGGTAAATACTTACAGTTTATGACTGAGCTTCAAGAGCAAGCTAATGATCAGGAGCTTACTGGTTCATTACAGAGTATTCGTCCGTCTTACAATCTTGACTACTAGGAGGTTTTACAATGGCTAAATCCTCCTTTTTTAGTAGTACAGGTATTACAGCAACAAACACAAACGTCATACAAGCCTCAGTAAACGAAGCGGCTAATAGTGCAACTTTGGCTGAACAAGCATTTGATGCTTTTGATGATAGATATCTAGGGCAAAAATCATCGCCTCCCTCTACAGACAACGATGGAAATCTACTGGTTTCAGGAACCTTGTACTTTGACACTTCTCTTAATGAAATAAGAATTTACAAAGGTGACACAGGTTGGG